TCTTCCATCATGTTCTCCTTGCCTTTTCGATGAATTCGCGCAGATACGGGTCATCGATGTCGATGGGGTGGCCGGCGAAAACCATGCCGCCCTCTTGGATGGGCAATGGGGGAGTGCGTTTGGTTTTATGCTCCCTTGCCTATTTCGCGCTTCCGGCTCTATACCGGTCTTGCCGTCCAAGTCGGTTGACGGGCGAACATGATAGGCGGCGAAGAACGGGCCGAGATTGTACGTGTAGTTGAAGTAGCAGCCATAGTCATAGTCAGGGTCGTACCCGTAATCCCAGAAGTTCTCGGGAATATCCCGGCGTACCACATACAGGTCGTAGCTCATTCTTCGTCTCCTTCGATGATTCCATGTCCTGCTATCAATGCGAGGGTCTTTAAGTCGGTGAGCACGGGCTGGTTGTCCATGCTTGACAACGTGTTCAAGCCGAGACCCTTCTGTTTGAACACGACGAACCAGTAAGGTGCGTCAGCGTTACCCGCCTCGGTACGGCCCTCCTGCATCCACTCCTTGAGTCTCCCCGTATAGGTGCTGTAGTTTTTACACTCCAATACGACCGGCTGGCCGTGGATACGCAGACCGGTGATATCGCCCTGGTCTTTCGTCCCATGCAACACTTCACGGTGTATCGTCTGCTCGCTGTCACCCAACCGGGCGCGCAAATAGTTGACCACCTTGGATTCAAGCAGTGTGCCTTTGGCTTTCTGTCGGCTCATTCGTCCCTCCACCATTCAGTCGGGTCATCATGGAACTGGCAATCCATGCAGCCCCCGAAGACGTTGATGATTCCTCCGCAATACGGGCAATGCTCGTACTGGACGGGTAGATACGATGGTTTCATCACCAGAACTCCGGATTGTTGTCGGTCATACGAAGCACGTCCCTGCGCAACAATTCGATGGTTTCCAACGGCAATCCAGTAGTCTGCCGGATAAGCTCAGCGTCCTCATGCGCGTTCTTGTACAGCATCTGCAATGCCCTGCTTTTCTGCTTGCTCATTGGTTCAGCTCCTTCCATGCGCCTCGTATCGTGTAATGCCAGCGGGTGAGATTATGGCCGTTTACGCACCGATACAGGTAGGTGTCCTGATTTGTGACGCGCGTATGCCCGTGCGCGAGAATGACTCTGCCATCGCAGTGAGGGCATACGCGCCCGTCCTTGACCGGTTTCATATCGGTTTTGCGGATAATCCTGTAGAAGTCATCAAGCCAGCTCATTTGATGCCTCCACTCATTGGGTCGATAAGCTGGCAGCTCATGGCGTCGATGTGCCCGTTGGTCTTGGCCTCGACGCACAGGTATTTCACGTCTCCCGTGCGCTCCACCCGCTGCACCATATCCTGCTGAGGTTCGGACTGCGTTCCCGCGTGCAGGCTCATGCCCAGCACGCCGACAATCAGCAATGTCAGCAACGCGCCGCCGAAGACGAAAATCAAGCCGATGGTGACCTCGATGATCCACTTGTCTCTCATGAGTTTTCCTTCCGATAAGGGTTGCTGATTGGTTCACGGTTGTGGGTCCCGGCAAAGTAGCCGCTTGCCTGTCCCTCGGCCCATGCCTTTTCGGCTATCTGCCGGTCGTGTTCGTCTATGACGGGCCTGAACGCCGTCAGTAAAGCATCCTCGCTATAGTGCCCGCCCTGCTCGTAGACGTAATCAACGGC